CCTACGGCTCAGGAGGAGTTGGTTGACGAGGTCTAGGATTCTGTTCTCGCGAGGGTATGAGTTCTTTTGGATTGTTTCCCATTTCTGGTTCTGACCTGTTGCCTTCTTCAGAATCCTCTTTTCATCAGGTCTGAGGTACGCTTCTTTGATTACGAGTTCGTCGTCGTTGCCCCCCGTGTTGATGGTGGCTCTGTATACCTGTCCAAATGACCCTTTGCCTATCTCAGCCACGTTTGAGAAGTTCGCCCTGAATGCTGGCGCGTTGGTGCCCGTCATGCACATGTCCCACTGGTCGGCATTGATGGCTCTGAGGCTGTTGTTGATGCGCAGTCCCTTGTACAGGCGTTCCGTGAACCAGGTCTGCTTTGATGGAGTGCTGCCGACGTCTCCACAGTTCTTTTGATACCATTGATAGATCTTGCCTCGTGGGCTGATGGCGCGACCCGTCTTGGGATTCTTGGAGGGGTTTGCTCTCCATTCATCACAATTGGGCGGATCCGCTTGTACAGGACCGCATTCCTCTTTAAGTTTCTGGTAGGTTGGTCCTCCAATCTTGATTTTCCTGTCTGTGGTTGGGTTAACTGATGGGTTGGTATGCCACTTGAGGCACTTTGGTGAATATGGGTCGAAATTTCCTGTGATCCCTCCAGCGCGTCTACGTTTGGGGGATTTATTGGAACATTCTGCCTCAAGATCCTTATACACCTTTCCAGTAGGTTTGATCTTACGGTTAGTCCTTGGATTGATGGACTTGTTTAGTTTCCATTGATCACAAACATTCATTTTTTAGTATAGAGATAGATTGTATTCGTCTGTTGGGTTGGCGCGGATCATAACACCGGATCCGATCTAAACATCCTTGTCAGTTCCTAAAAAGATGTCTTTGAAACTAACTGCTGAGCAGAAAGAGAAGCTGCGCAAGCTCGACGAAGAGATGAAGCGTAAGAAGGAGCACGACGAAAAGAACCGACCCCGCCGTGAAGCCTCCTCAAAAGCCACTGGCATCCCCGTTGACATCGTTGATATGGACGTCATCAAGGTTGGTACCCTACTAGGTCTTATTAAGAAAAAGTCTATACTTGAGGGAAAAGAACCCGACACAACAGGTTCCCTTCTAAATATGTTCCTAGGTGGTGAAGACGAGTTCAAGATAGACCGTTCCAAGATCCCTCAGAACTTCAGGAACGCGCCCACCATCACCACAGAGGCGGATAAGATTAGCTATCACCAGCAATACGTTCAACAGCAGTGCCAACACCTGTCTGCCATTACCATGTCACTCATCAAACAAGAGATGAACAACATCAACAGCCATATCTGTGTAAACCTCGAAACAAACACGATTGACAACCTTAAGACAGCATGTGTTGAAACCATTGATGTACTTCTTGAGGAATTATGTGAAAACGGTGAGGATGATGACGAATTGTGGACAACTCTATCCATAGTAAGGAATGCTCTATTAGGCGTGGTCGATATATGTGAGTATAAGAAGATCTTGAATGAGCACATCGTTATGCTCAGGAAGGCTGGTAAGGCCCATGTCCGTATCCTTGGTCACCTGTCTGTTAATGATGTGAGGCTGTCTCTGTATAAGGGGTGTCTCACCCAAACCAAAGGGCCTCTGATGCCTGATGATTCAACGAGGCTGTCGCGGGAGATTGAAATGAGGTGTTACATGAAACCTCCTGAATTGAAGCCCTTCAACTTCGACGACATAGTGAGGCACTGCTGCATACCGTCACTCGTGTGCGTCCCCGTGGACGAAGTTATTGAGAAAGGGTTGGTCGGACCCTATCGCAACAACTCAATAGGTTACCTTAACATCGGTGGAAAACAGAGCACCCCTTGGTCGTTCTACAACCTGAAGAGTATCAACCCAGATGGCGCCAGGTTGTGGGTGCTGGACAACACACTTTGGGTGCTTACTGATAACATGATCTCTACCATGACCGCGTATATGATCAAGATTTTCAGGACGTTCTACCATGAGTACTATGGAACCAACACCTTCAAGGCAGGATTCTGGATGGCGTCCCACAACAATCACTACGACGCGTTCATGAATATGATGAACAATATTTCCTTCATCAGTAACCACACCATGTTTCATAAGTTCTTGATGATGGTCCTCGTGCATAAGTCCCCCTTGATTCCCACTGATTATGATTTCTTTAACCATATCGTTTACTACGATTTCCCCATCATGCATGAGCCCTATCTCAAAACATTCGAGAATAACATGAAGCAGATGTTTGACGATTTGAATGGCGAACATTTGTCCAAGTTGAAGACCACGTTCGTAACACCTCAAAAGATGAATTCTAATAAGTGATTGAGGTAAATAAGTTGAATTTAAGTTTCTGGAGCTAGTCTGAGTAGGTAAAAGATGTAAAATAACCATATTGAGTGACGATCGTAAGATCAACAATTTACTACTCGTTTATACAGCATATTTGCGCCTTGGCACTATACCTCCTTTATATGATGCTAATCTTGTCATATAAAAATGGACTTTAAAGCTCAAATTTCATGTATCTGGTTGTGAACAGGGTTATGCATTATCTTTGTGTATCAAAAATGAGTACCCAAAAGACATTTCGCCCCACCCATCCCACCAATGAGCCATCTCTTTCAAATGAGGAGGTCCAGGTGGCCAAGGATGAATTGGTTAGAGATGTGAATGATTTCCCGCGCGTCAACAGGCGTTTCGTGGATCCCCCTAGAGCAGGTGAGCCTAAATTCGCCCTTTTCTCATATATTGATCACCCAGATGTGGATATGATCAAGTTCCTTGATGAGATCAATGGTAGTTTGAAGCCTCATCACAAGAAACGACTTGCTGAATTGAAGGGCCGTCCTCAGTTGGTGAAAGGAGTTGGTAAGATCAGAGGCGCTTACGTGACGCAGCAGGAGGCAGAGACGCGCGCTGAAGAGATCGTGAGGGACGTCGACTCCACCAACTCTGTGTTCACGTGCATCGTGGGCGTGCCGTTTCCTCTGGTGACAGAGGGGATGTCTGAAGAGGTTAATGAGATCGATCTCCAGCAGCAGACGGAGCACACCATTGCTCAGAACGTGCGCAAGCAACGTCAGAAGGATCAGAAGGAGATGGAAGACATCAAGAGACGTGAAGAGGAGCTGATGCGCAACGCCGAGAAGGATCCCAACGCTGACGATGAAGACAACTACATCGCCCAACGCGTGAAACTGGCCCATCTCAGGTATTCGATCGAGCAGCACGTCAAGAAACACGCTGAGTGTGTTGAGAACGAGAAGAAGGTTGTAGAGTGGTTGGTCGACATGAAGAGCCGTAACCCTGAGTTTGAGAAAAAGTATATGGAGAAGTATATGGCTGGCCGTAAGGCAGCCCACATCCCTGACGATCACGACCCGGAGGGTTTCATGAAATACATGAACGATCCCCTGATCACCGATCAAAGATCGACGGGTATCTGTGGCGATAAATTAGACACCGTGAATGAGGAAGATGATCAGTAGTTGGTTGTTACATTCATAACCCCGTAGGGTTACGAATTCGAGACAGAAGTTTAACCCATATATGACTAGAAAGCAGATCGCTAGCGATCTGCTTTCTAGTCATATATGGGTCGGGCCCAGTCATGACTGGGTTAATTATACTTACGTACTCCTCGCAGAGCAGCCGACAAGATAGGATGCTTGTCTTGAGTAGTCGTCGTGGTTGATGACACTTGAGACGACTGGATTGGCTTTGTCGACCCACTGTTTGAGCCCTTGTTCGACCCGCTCTGGTTTCCGCGATCCATGTTTTACCTAACCTACTTATTTTTGGAAGCTAAATTCAATCTATATGTTATCGGTTGGGCTGTTCATCTATATCATCATTCAAATTATCGAGGATCTGCCTCACTACCCTATCGGCGGGAGGAAGGCCGTCAATGATATACGAGCTATCCCTCATGTCTTCACGTTCATACGTCTTGATGTACCCCTCATGAAGGAATTGTAGGTAAGTCTTATCGACGTCTCGCTCGCACTCACGGTTCCTGGCGCGCATGCGCT